ACGAATGGACTGAGAGTTGGCTTAAGAACCAAGCAAGAGCCGTAGCCGTAGCTTTATTTTTTGAGGAACAAATTAAACAAAACAAAACAACATTCAAATGAGACACGGAAGTTTATTCAGCGGAATAGGTGGCTTTGATCTAGCAGCAGAATGGTGCGGTTGGGAAAACGTATTTCACTGCGAATGGAACACCTTTGGACAAAAAGTATTAAAACATCACTTCCCAAATTCAATATCATACAATGACATCACAAAAACAGATTTCACTATTCACAGAGGATCAATCGACATCATTAGTGGAGGCTTCCCTTGCCAACCCTACTCAAGTGCAGGAAAGCGACTTGGCAAAGAAGATGAGAGACACCTCTGGCCGGAAATGCTTAGAGCAATTCGGGAAATTCAGCCAAGTTGGGTTGTGGGCGAGAACGTTCGCGGACTTACTAATTGGAACGGGGGATTGGTATTCGACGAGGTGCAAACTGAGTTGGAAGCTGAAGGCTACGAAGTCCTCCCGTTTTTACTTCCAGCTTGTGCCGTTAACGCACCACACCGAAGAGACCGAATCTGGTTCGTGGCTTTTAAAGACACCAACAAGAATGGACGGGGAAGTGAGCAGTGGCAAAAAGAAACCGATAAGTGGCAATTCAGGAACTCTTGCTCAGGAAATAATGAGCTCGTACGAACCAACAATGAAAAAGTTAGGACTACTACCGACACCAGAAAGTTACGATTGGAACAGTGCGAGAACTCCAGAAAAATGGAAGGAGGACAAGGAGAAATATCAAAAAAAGGGAATAAATTTACATTGCAACCTAAGGCAGATGGCAACACTTCAAATGCTACCGACACCGACTGCAATGGACTCGACCAATGCAACAGTGCATATGAAATCTCCGCAACTGACGGAAGGATCAATGCACTCAGTAACATTAACGAGAGCAATGGCAATGGGAATATTACCGACACCAAGAACGAGAGATTGGAAAGGTTGCGAGGGGAGAAGGGGGGATATTCCAAGTTTTATAGAGGACAAAATGGGTTACAAAAATGGGAAAACTTCCCAACTCAATCCCCTATTTGTGGAGGAGATGATGGGCTTCCCAGAGAACTGGACAACATTACCTTTTCTAAATGGAGAAACGAAAGCATCAAAGCCTACGGAAATGCAATAGTCCCTCAAGTAGCTTATCAGATATTTAAAAGTATTTGTCAATATCAAGAACTTTAGTATATTTTTGCTTTATGACCGCAAACGAATTAACTAAAGAAGCAATCAAGATACTAAATAAAAACGGGTGCTTTGTATGGCGCAATAACAATCTTGCGGTTAGGGGTCGCACCTTCATAGGTTTAAAAGGTGTTCCAGATGTTGTAGGGTTTCATACACAAACAGGAGTAGCGGTATATTGCGAAACAAAAGCTATTGGAGATAAACTAAGCAGCTACCAAATAGCATTCTTAAACTTAGCAAAAACGGCAAATTGTTTTTGTTACATAGCAACCGAAGAGAACGGAAAACTAATCCTAAAAGAATATGAACAAGAATAGCATCATATTAGAACTTTGGGAAAGCCGAGAACTTAAGGAAGCAATAGACAAGATGCAGCCTGAAGATTTACGAGACGATTTAAGAAGCGAACTATTTAAGGTGCTATGTGAAATGGAAGAGGATAGGTTAATAGATATGCGCACACGCAACGTATTAAAGTTCTACTTGGTTAGGACTATGATTAATATGATGCAAAGTAACACGAGCCAATTTTATAGGACATACCGAAAACCTTTAGAAGTAGAATTGATTGTACACGATAGAGACGAAGATTTACTAAATAAAGTAGAAGATGAGTTATCTAAGATGCACTGGTACAAAGCGGAACTTTTAAGAGTGTACGCTATTAAGCATAACTGCAACGCTAAAGAACTAAGCAGGGTTACAGGTATTCCGTATATGTCAATCCATAGGGAGTTAAAACTAACTAAACGAGAACTTAAAAAACAACTACGCAAATGATAATTATAGCAGCGATATGCTTTGCAATATTCTTTGTAGAGATACACCAATTCCATAGGAAGTGGAAATTAGATTTTAAGCCTTTTAGTTGCACAAGTTGTTTAGCAGCTTGGACAGGTTTAGCTTTATATTTACTACCTGCAATATGTACCGATGTTATTGCGTTTGTATTTATACCAGGAGTGTTAGCGCCTTTACTTTCAAAAATAATGTGGAACTTATGGAAATAGAACACCGCAACTTTTTAGATCAACACGTTGGCAATTGGCATACAGTACAAAATGGCTATGTGCGAAATATCGATTTAGACATCTTAAAAATGTATGAGCATATTTACCGCAAGTATATGAGTCCAGATTTTATACTAACAGTATGGTGCGGTAATTGTATCTTCGATATGATTAAACGCTTATACACTTGGTACGAAGAGCAACCTAAACCTAAAAATAAAAAAAAGAATGGCTAACTTTATCCACCCTACCGCTATCATTGGCGATAACGTAATTATCGGAGATGGCAATTACATTGGTGCTTATTGTATAATTGGCGACAAAGCCGAGCATAAAAAGTTTTGGCAAAAAGAAAAAGGCAAAGTTTACATAGGAGATAACAATGTTATTACAGGACTTGTAACAATAGACGCAGGAACGGAGATTGACACCTTTATTGGTAATAATTGTTTCATTATGAAACACGCACACATTGGACACGATTGCACTATTTTAGATAATGTTACTATAAGTTGCGGAGCAAAAATAGGTGGGCATTCAATTATAGATAAAGGTGCTAATATAGGACTTAACGCAGTTCTACATCAATTTGCAAACGTAGGAGAAAATTGTATGATAGGAGCAAGTGCATTTGTAAAAGGAGATGCAAAACCAAATACTAAATACGCAGGAGTTCCTGCACGAGAAATCGGCTCAAACATAAGATAATGAATGCAATAGTATACTTAAACTATAAAGATAGGAACATCAATACATTGTTTGAAAATATCAAAAATGCAGGTAAGCATATTGATATAGTTACTATCATTAATGAAGAAGGTATAGCATTTGCAACTAATAAAGGCTTAAGGAATTTAAACTTTGATAATATAGATTATGTAACTATTATGGGTAACGATATATTAGAACCTGATAATTGGTTGCAAATAAGAAATGATTTTTTACAAGACAAAACTATTGGTATTTGTTCTATTCCACTACATAGTACAGGTAATGACACGGCTGATTTAATTGGCAACTTTACTATAACAAAAGAAACTATAAAAAGAGTTGGTGCATTCAATCAAGAACTTGACCCATACGGAGCAATAGATTTAGATTATTGTACGAGATGCAGGGCAGCAGGTTTGCATACGAAATTTATTAAAGAATATACCGCTAATCATATTGAGCAAAATAGCATTGATGCTTATGGTTACAATAAAAATGAATTAGTACAAAAGACCTGGAGTTTGCATAGCAATAATGTATCTGCTTATACAAATGGGAATAAAACATATTATATAAACTTATGAAAATACTTTGTATAACTTCAGCCAATTCGGGTGTAGGACTGCACCGAATAATGATGCCTATTGTTTATATGGAAAAAGAGTACGCACTTATTACCGATGTATTGAATGACGAACTACTTGAACAAGGTTGGGATATTGTGTTAATGAATAGAATGCTTAACGAGATTGATGCAAAGAAAATGGACACTTGGCGCACTAAGTATGGCTTTAAGTTAGTAGTAGACAATGACGATTACTGGGAACTTAGCGAAAGCCATTTGTTGTATTGGAGATACAAGTACAATAACATACCTAAATTAATTACAGATTACTTAGAGATAGCAGACCTTTGCACAACCACACACGAAAGGTTAGCAGGAGAGATAACCCCATACAATAAGAACGTTCACATTTTACCAAACGCTTTACCCTACGGGCAAGAGCAGTTCCAGGATAACAAGACCGAAGATTACAAGGTTAGATTATTTTGGAGCGGTAGCGGAACGCACGAAAGAGATTTAGAAATTCTTAGGCAGCCGTTCAAAAGGCTACAAGGTATGAATATAAGAACTGTTATTGCAGGTTACAATGACGGGGAGAAACCTATATGGGATAAAATGATTGATGCCTTTACTTGCGGTTTAAAGCTTAACCCTACAATTTATAACTATGCAAAGGTTACTGAATATATGGGGGCTTACACTGATAGCGATATTTCAGTTATTCCATTGGTAGATAACAAGTTCAATGCTATGAAGTCAAATTTAAAGGTATTAGAAACGGCTTCTAAAAAGAACCCTGCCATAGTTAGCTATGTCAATCCTTATTTAGATATGCCTGTACATTACGTTAAAAGTCAAAAGGATTGGTATAAACATATTAAAGATTTAGTAAGCGACGCGGATATGAGAAAGGAAAGCGGACAAAAGCTATTTGAGTTCTGCCAAAAGAAGTATAACTTTGACGAGATAAATTTAGACCGAAAGTATATTTATAGTAAACTATGCCAGTAACACAATGCAGTTCAGGAAAATGGAAAATAGGACAAGGTGGGTGCGTGTATGAAACAAAAGAGAAGGCAATGCAAGTTTGGAAAGCTATCCTTGCAGGTGGAAAGTTTGCCGAAAGCTATACCGACTATCCCGAAAGTGCAACTAATAACGCAAAGAGGGCAATAGAATGGGCAGATAAAAATGGTTGGGGTTCTTGCGGAGAAGCGACTGGCAAAGCAAGAGCAAGGCAGTTAGCAAATCGTGAGCCGATTAGTAGAGATACGATTGCCCGTATGGCTTCCTTTAAAAGACACCAACAACATAAAGACGTTCCTTATAGTGAAGGTTGTGGCGGTTTGATGTGGGATGCTTGGGGCGGTACAAGTGGAGTTGAATGGGCAATTAATAAACTAAAAGAAATAGATGGAAAATAATTTGCATACTTAAATTTTTTAATTATTAATCAACGGAAAATTTAATGGGGAAAGTATGCAGAAACACACACAAATATATTTGCAGGGAATGGGGTATAAAAAAACGGACTTCATTCCTTGCGAAGTGTGTGGCTCACAAGCGGTAGATATAGCACACATAGTTGCAAGGTCTAAGTTTGGTAGCAAAAGAAAAGAGGAGCAAGACCATATTACCAATTTATGCGCAATGTGTCGAAACTGTCATTACGATTATGACTTTAAGAATAGGTGGAGTAAGGAAGAGATAATGGAAATACACTTAAAAAATATACCAAATGGAAATCTGGAAAGATATTAAAGGTTATGAAGGAGTATACCAAGTAAGCAATTTAGGTAATGTAAAGTCATTGCCAAGAGAAGTTAAAATTGGTAATAATAAAAGAGTAATAGCTGAAAAGCTTTTAACACCAATAAAAACTACAAATGGATATTATTGTGTAAATTTTACTCATAATAATAGAAAACAATATTTAGTTCATAGATTGGTGGCTGAAGCATTTTATGGCACAAATATTGACCTGGTTGTTAATCATAAGGATTTTAATAAACAAAACAATAGATTGGATAATTTAGAGTTTTGTAGTCAAAAAGAAAATATATATCATTCTTGTATTGGCGGTAGAAATGGTAGGCTGATATTAAATACTCAAACGCATATTTATTATTATACTATAAAAGAAGCAGCCGAAACAATTAATAAGAACGAAGATTATTTACATAAAAGATTAGCAAACGAATTAAAGAACAATACTAATTTTATATACGCATGATGGCAAAGATTAAAGAGAATAATAACAAAGTTAGCTTTGGCAAACGCAAAAGAGGGTCTGCAAAGAAGTCCTTTAATAAGCACACGCCAAGAGAAAAAGCTTATAGAGGTCAAGGCAGATGAGAAAACTAAATGCTATATGGCTACTCCTTACGCATAAAGCTTACTTCCTTGCGGTATGTAAGACGGGTAAAAACGGAGATGATATGACCACGATAGGACACTACACCTATGCAATGGCAGAAACCCTAATTAACAAACATATAGCAGACGTAGATACATACCTCGACCAAGAAGATGCAATAGACGAAGCAAACGACATAATTAACGGCATACTATGATTTTATTAAGTTCACAAATTGAAAGCATTGCCTCACGCAAAGACAAGACAATCAAGCTAACTTTAGCAACCCAGGAACTAAGTCCTAAAGATGCTGCGGATATATTCCAACTTAACCAACAGTTCTGCTACTTGGCAATTAAAGAAGAGCCGTTTAGTAAAGAAGAGCAAGACATAATAGAAAACCTAAAGGCTGACCCCGACACGTTTAAAACACCAAGTCAAAGATTAAGGGGCATCTTATACAAGACATACGAACAAGACAACGAAGGATACAAAGATTTTAACACATATTACCTTTCTGTAATGGATAGGATATGCCAACACTATAAAAACAAAATAGATGGGTAGGTTTAAACTTATAGAGACACCAGAACTAATGCTTCAATACTTTAACGAGTATGCAGAATACTGCAAAAGCAATCCTATTAAAGTACACGATTTTGTAGGCAAAGACGGAGACGAAGTTTACAGATTAAGGGAGAGACCTTTAACAATAGAAGGCTTTGAAAACTTTTGTGCAGACAAAGGAATTATAGGAGATTTAAGCCACTATTTTGCTAATACAAATAATGCTTACGCAGATTTTTTAACCATCTGTTCGCATATTAGGAGAAAAATAAGGCAAGACCAAATAGAAGGGGGTATGGCAGGGGTTTACAATCCAAGCATAACTCAGCGTTTAAATAGCTTAGTTGAGAAGTCCGAGAACAAGCACGAAGTAAGTGAGATTAAAATAACTTACGATAAGTAATGCAAACAATAGGTCTAAGCTTACATAAACCACACCCTGCACAAAAGCAAGTAATCGACTGCGAAAGTAGATTTATTGTAATGATGGCAGGGAGAAGATTTGGCAAGTCCTTGATTAGCCAAACGATAAGCATAGATACCGCAGTTAATAAAAAGCGTGTAGCTTATATTACACCTACTTACCAATTAGGAAAGATATTTTTTAAAGAGATAGTAGACCTATTGCCATTAGAAATATACTCTAAGAACGAAAGCGACCTTGTTATTACATTCATAACGGGTGGAAGCATACGTTTCTTTACTGGCGAAAGGTTAGACAATCTTCGTGGTTTAAAGTTTCACTTAGCCGTAATAGACGAGGCTTCATTTATACCTAACCTTGAAGATGGGTGGCTAAACTCGATAAGACCTACCTTAACGGACTACAAGGGTAAGGCTATATTCTTAAGCACCCCTAAAGGTAAAAACTACTTCTTTAGTTTGTTTAGCAAAGCCGAACCAGATTGGCAAAGCTTTAAGTTTACTACATACGATAACCCTTACATAGACCCACAAGAGATAGACGATGCCCGAAGGCAATTACCCGAGGTTGTATTCGAGCAAGAGTATATGGCAAACCCGGCTGAGAACGCAGCAAACCCCTTCGGCAGCCAACACATACGCAAGTGCTTACACCCAGTAACAACAATGCCGATTGTAGCTTATGGAATTGACCTTGCCAAGTCGGTCGATTGGACTGTAATAGTAGGGTTAGACGAAGATGGAAACGTGGCTTATTTTGACCGCTTCCAAATGGATTGGCATAATACCAAGCAAACTATCCTTAGGCTGCCTAAATGCCCTATCCTTGTCGATAGTACGGGGGTTGGCGACCCTATCCTTGAGGACTTACAACGTGAAGGGGTAATGATACAAGGCTTAAAGTTTACAAGTTCAAGTAAGCAGCAACTAATGGAAGGTTTACAAGCTGCCATACATCAAGGTAAGATAGGCTACCCTGAAGGGATAATAAGCCAGGAACTTGAAGTATTTGAATATATGTACACGGCAACGGGGGTAAAGTACTCAGCACCTTCAGGCTTTCACGATGATGCCGTAATGGCTTTGGCTTTGGCTTGGCAGAACTTCAGCCTTAAACGTGGCACTGGCAGGTATGCCTTCCTTTAACCGCTTATCCTTAATATTTACCGCTCATCACAATTTTTAAAAAAAGTTTATACTTTTTTAGACAATTTGATTGTTGAATGTGAATAGTTTGTATATTTGATATATCAATTAACCACAAACACAAAACACAATGAAAACTCAAGTAACAAAAACATTTTATGACGGACAAAAGTTTACAGAATTAGGTTCTTACTTATCTTTAGAATTAGCACATAGTGGGCATAGTCACTATAAGTTTCAACAAACATTTGAGGATATTGATAATATGGATAGGTCAATTCCTTACATTCATTTAATGGAATTTAGGAATAATGAACATTATAACGATTTGTATTTTACTTGGAAAAATATATAATTAACCCCCAATAAGTCAGGGGTGCGACTGACCAACGCACATATTTAACATAGTGATGTAGCATAGGTAAAGGCACTAAAATATGAACCAATGCCGTAGATGGGGAGCGCCTTACCCATATTTTTTTTAACTAAACTAAACACAATGAAAAAAGAAACCGCACAATTATTAGCCGTATTAGTAGCAGCTTGTTACCTTATTGGGCAATTACAAGACATCTACTCAAAATGATTTACACTATTTGCCTTATGCTAATTGCAACAGGTTTTGTAATGGCAGCTTTATTTGACTACACAATTAAAAACTATGACCCAAAGCACAAAAGAATACATAGACAAATATTACGCAAGTGAGCCGATAAGCATAATGATGTCTAACATTGATGCGACTTACTTAGAGATACTTACTTATTGCAACGAGCAGGGATATGAACCTGCAAAGCGTAAATTAAGGAGACCAGAACATAAGTCAGAAATTGGCTTTTTTGACATTGATAACTATAAACCCGAAACAATATGAATGCAGATATAAAAAAATTGATTAATAGTATGCATTGGTTTGAAATAGAACTTTTAAAAGCTTACTATAATCACAATAAAAATATAAGCAAATTGAGTAAAGATTGTAAAATATCTTATATGTATTTATGGAGAAAATTAAACAAATTAAAACAAACGGGTAAATTCAAATTACTTGACTATCCAGAATATTTTAACCAAAACTAAACAAATGGAACTTCAACAAATCTTTGAAACAACAAAAGAGCAACGGGTGGAGTTTACCCACCAATTAATTGAACGCTTAAACGCAGGGGAACTTGACCCGTTAAAAACGCATCTTCAGGTTAAAGCCTTAGAGGATATGCTTGAAACCCTAAAGGCAAACAAGGACTATAAAGATGCAGTATTACAAGCAGCCGTACTTAACGGCAAGGACTTTGAGTATATGAGTGCTAAGTTTAACATTAGGGAAGTAGGTGTTAAGTATGACTACACCAAATGCGAAAGTCCTGCATACGAGGAGATATTAAGCGAGTACAATAGCGCAGCTAAAGCCAAAAAGGATATGGAAGATTTCTTAAAGAAAGTTCCGCATCAAGGACTTGATATTATTAACGGAGTTACTGGCGAGGTTACAAAAGTTTACCCACCTGCTAAGAGTAGCACAACAAGTGTAGCCGTATCATTAAAGTAATAAAAATATTGTACTTCTTTGCAATTTGCTTACCTTTGGCAGCGTTATGCTACATAGGTGGGCATCTTGCTTATGAGATAATGTTAAAACTAAGAAAATGACTTGGAACGATTTAACAGTTTGGCAGTACCAACAGATTTACCCAATAGTTACAAAGCCTGAGAAGGATTGGACTACCTTAGACGTTGAAAGTAAGTTAGTAGGTATTTTGCATAACCTTACCGACACGCAAGTGGATAGCTTAAGCGTAGGGGAGTTTAACAAATTAAAGGTAACCTTAAACTTCTTAGATGATAAGATAGAGGGTAAGCCGGTTAAGTATACTGAAGTAAACGGCAAACGTTACAAGTTTATCTATGATGTGCAGCAAATCAAAGCAGCCAGATACATCGAGACAAAAGTATTCAGCACCGACTTAGTAGGTAACCTGCACAAGTTAGCAGCTTCAATGGTTATGCCTCAGCGTAAAACTTGGTACGGCAGATGGGTAGATGACAAGTACGATGCTTCTAAGCATAGCGAGTATGCCGATGATTTACAAGGGGCAAATTTTATGCACGTTTACCATTCCATTGTTTTTTTTTATCAAGTATACAGAAATTGGATAGAAGTTTCTCAGGGTTATTTGGTTCAGGAAATGACGAACAAGGGGATGAGTTTGGAACAAGCGCAAGAGGTGGTTCAAATTTTATGCAGCACTTTGGATGGCAATATTGCGCCAAATCTGTTGCCGACCACGAAAATATCACAGTTGACCAAAGCTATGTGCTAACAACCATACAATTTTTAAACACCCTATCCTATCTAAAGGCTAAAGCCGATTACGATAAGGAGCAACATAGGAAACTTAAGTAGCCCTGCCAATTTTGGTGGGGTTAGTTATTTTTAGACCTTCCTTATATTTATTAGCGTGAGTATATCGAAAGCACAAATACAAGCGTTAAGGGATAGCTTTATACAAAGCTTAGGCGGTAGCTTTGATAAGTACAAGCCAGGAGAACTTCCCGTTTTAGAAGATACTTTAGCTTTATATGGTAAAGCCTTTAACGATAAGATTACCGAAATACTCGACAAGGAAAATATTACGAGTTCTGGAAGATTGGCAGAACCGGCTTTGCCTATAATTACAAAGTTTGGCACGGGTTACATTTTAAGCCTCGGTTACGAACCAGGAAGTGAAGCATCTAAATACTATGACTTTGTAAATAAAGGGGTAAAAGGTACAAAGAACGAGAAGGCAGACAATAAAACACCTTACACTTTTAAGGGTAATAAAAAAGCCGTTCCGGTAAGTTCAATAGAAAAATGGCTTGGATATAACAAGTTAAAATCAGTATCGGTTAAAAAGTATACAAAGCTTGGAACTGAAGCAAAGGCAATAGAAGGCAAGAAGTCCTTAGCCTTTTTAATTGCTCGAAGCATACATAGGAAAGGTTTAAAATCTACACGCTACTTTGATAGAGCGGTAGCGCAAATATTTAATAAAGAATTTATTGAGAATATAGCAATCGCAGTAGGTGGCGATGTGCAAATTCAAATCAAACAAGCAATCAATGGCAATAACAATAACAAGTAGTCCTGCACCTTATTCGTCTATGCACGATAACTTATGGTTTGTATCAAGTTCTACAAATAGCGGAACTACAAACTTTAAATTCGTGTATGACGTATACATAAACGGAAGCCAGGTAATACGTTCTAAAGTATTCCCTGCTCCAAGTGCGGAAGGTAGCTATGGAGTGTTTAACGCATCTCCAATGGTTAGAAGTTTCGTAACTAACTACTTTGAGCCTTCGGGAAATTCAATACTTGTAGCTTCAAACGATAAAATCAAAGTAGATTACCAAGTAAGGATAGGAGAAGAGGTAAGCGGTGTTACAACTACAAACTTAGCATCGGGCAGCTATTCAGCTTACAACTTTGTGCCACCATTGTTTGCCGACGTATTCTTAACAAAGAACCAAACACCTTTGGTGCTATCGGAATATTACGATAATTTACTATTAGAAAACTTTACCGATGACTTCTTGACGGAAAGAGACACAGACGAAATAACACTTGAATACGGAGATAACTTTTACATTACCTTCCTACGCATAGCAACGGGCGGTTATTCCGCTTGGGTAGAAGTATTAGGGCAAGGCGATGTGGTTACTAATACTGTATCGGGTAATATTACCTTAAGCGGTCAATTCAATATGTTTAACCTACAAGCAGGACACATAAACGATTGGGCAAGTGGAACTATTATAGACGAAGATACTTACGGCTATAACTTTTATTTAAAAAGAGGTGGCGCACAAACAAGGGTAATTAAGATTAAGCATAAGTGCTATCCTAAATACCAACAATTTAACTTAGAGTTCTTAAATAGGCTCGGCGGTTGGGACACTAAAAAGTTTGCCCTTGTTAATAGAAGGTCAAGCGAGTATCAAAGAGCATCATATAGGCGAAGCGATTGGCAGCTTGTAGGTGGACAAATGACAAACATTGATGGATATAACAGATATAACGAGACAACTTTCAATTATGCTATTCAGCATAAAGATAAATATAGGCTTACTTCTGATTGGGTTAGTGAGCAAGATTATTCGTGGTTGGCTCAGCTTGTATCAAGTCCTATTGTTTATATGGAGGTTCTTGGTGCTTATTTCCCTGTTACCATAAGTACAAGCAATTACGAGTACAAGTTAGAAAGTGCAGACAAACTATTTAACTTTGAGATTGAAGTAGAAGTAGGCAAATACTTAACAAGCCAATTCAGATAATGATTAGTACAGAGATATACATCGAGGAACAGAAAATTGATTTATTGCAGGATATATCTACCGAGTTCACTTATGCCATTGACGACGTAAGCGAGTTCGGTAGCCGCAATACTTCTTTTAGCAAAACAATTAGTATTCCAGGAACGGCAAACAACAATCTAATCTTTGGTTACATCTTCGAACTTAACAACGCTAATGTTACAGTAAATTCATTACCAAACGTAGGGTATAACTATAACGTAACTAAACAAGCTAACTGCAAAATCTTCATTGACAAGGTGCAGATATTTAAAGGCACTTTAAGAATATTAGAAATAGTTATTGACAAAGAAACTATTGAATACCAATGCAGCGTGTTTGGGGAACTTGGTGGTTTTATTAATCAGTTAGGTAATAGGCGTTTAGAAGATTTAGATTTTAGCGCATACGACCACACTTATAGTGTAGCTAATATTAGTGCGAGTTGGGATAACGCAGGGGGTTCTGGCTACTATTATCCATTGATTGATTACGGAAGTGTTAGCACAGGGCAATATGGAACGGCTAAAAAGGACTTTCAATACACAACTTTTAGACCTGCTTTGTATGTTAAAGAATATATAGAGAAGATATTTGCAGGTACAGATTATACATTTGATTGCTCTTTCTTTGACACCCCTTTATTTAAAAGGCTTATTATACCGCATAACCAAACAAACATTACTGCGTTAAACAATACCAGTATGAGCGCAACTGCTATTAATAGAGTTATGGTATTAACAAGCGACCCTTACGTTCAATATACCTTAGTTACTATAGGTAGCTTTTCACTTGACGGAACTAATAGTTTATTTACTTATAGCGGACCAGCTACAACTACAAATGTACAAATTACTTTAACTGGCTTTGTTGATTTATTCGACCCTTCGCAATCTACCTACACAGTTATACTTAGAAAAAATGGAGTACCGATTGCCTCGCAAGATTTCGATGCAAGTGTGAGAAGAATACTTGATTGCAATTTTACTGCTCAAGGTATTACGTTTAATAGTGGAGATACTATGCAAGTAGAAATACTTGGAACTTTAATGGAGATTGAAATATTTACTGGTAATGTAGGAGTTACTACAAGCACACCTACACAAGTACAAATTAACTTGGGCGAAACTATTAAGGTAAGTCAAACAATTCCAAAGGGTATATTTCAAAGAGATTTCTTTTTAAGCATTGTTAAGATGTTTAACCTTTACGTTTATGAGAATAAGTTTAACGACAAAGAACTTGTTATTAGCCCGTATGTTACTTTTTATCCAGAGAAGTCAGGCAATGCAGAAGATTGGACTAACAAAATAGATAGGGCAAAGCCTTTAAGCATTAAGCCAATGAGTGAGATTAACGCTCGTTACTATAATTATAAGTTCAAGCAAGATAATGACTTCTATAATGAAAACTATCGCAAGAAGTACACGGAAGGTTATGGCGATTTTATTTACGATACTGAGTTTGACTTTGTAAAAGAAACCGATGTTTTAGAAGTTATATTTGCGGCATCTGTACTTTATCAAGCAACAGGTCAAGACAAAGTATTCCCTGCAATCTATAAGAAGTCAAATACCAATAGCGCAGAGGATAGAATGGATAGCATTATTCGTATAATGCAAACAAAGAAGATTACAAGCGTTACAAGTTGGAACATTATGAATACTACAACTGTGTTAGGTAGCTTTACAAGTTATGGATATGCAGGGCATCTGAATGACCCAATTAACTCTACAAGCGACATTAACTTTGGCGCACCTAAAGAGATACAATTTTCGCCTTCTAACTTTACGGAGTTTAACGTATTTAACGAATACCATAGTCCTTACCTTGCTGAGATTACAAACAAAGATAGTAAGTTATTAAGCTGCTTTGGTTTGTTAGACATAGTAGACATTTTCAATTTAGATTTTAGTAAGTACGTTTATATTGACGGGGTATTATTTAGGCTTAACAAAGTTGAGAACTTTAACCCTATGGAATACAACACTACTAAGCTATCATTTTTAAAAGTGATTAACACAAAATACCCAGTAATATAATGGCACAAGAGAACGTAGGTATAAATATAACAGTCGGCGGTAACCAAGACCAAGCTTTAGGCTCGTTAAAAGCGCAGCTAAGAGAAGCAACCGCTGAGGTAACAAAACTATCCGAGCAGTTTGGAGCAAGTAGCAAGGAAGCCGTAAACGCAGCAAAAAGGGCAGCAGAACTTAAAGACCAAATCGGAGATGCAAAAAGTTTAATTGATGCGTTCAATCCAGATGCTAAGTTCAAAGCCTTAACTGCATCGCTTAGTGGTGTAGCCGGTGGATTTAGTGCTTTACAAGGTGCAACTGCTTTATTTGGTAAGGAGAACGAGGACTTGCAGAAAACTTTACTTAAAGTAAATTCTGCTATGGCTTTATCGCAAGGCTTACAAGCAGTAGGGGAAAGCATAGATAGTTTTAAGCAATTAGGTACAGTTATTAAAACGCAGGTAGTAAGTGCATTTTCTACTTTAAGAGGGGCTTTAATCGCAACGGGTATTGGTGCTTTAGCAATCGGTATTGGTTTAGTAGCTGCTAACTTTGACAAAGTAAAGAAGGCAGTTTTAAATTTAGTGCCAGGACTTGCACAAGTTGGAACTTTCTTTAGTAGTATTATTACAAAAGTTACCGACTTTGTAGGTGTTACATCACAAGCAGAACGTGCTTTAGCTTCTTTAGAGAAAACAACAAAGCGTGGTAACGAAGGTATTGAGGCAAGAATTAAAGTGCTTACTGCACAAGGTGGAAAGGAGAAGGAGATATACGAATTATCTAAACAACAAGGAGAAGCAGAACTTAACTTTTTAAGGGCAAAGCTAAAAACTAAAGAAGGTTTAAACGAAGAAGAACTAAAAAAGTTTAGAGGTTTAAAAACAGAACAAGCGGTTTTAGATGCCCAAGAACAAAAGCGACAACAAGATATTTTAAAAGAAAATGCTAAAGCAGGAGAAGATGCAAGTAAAGAAGCTGCGGCAAAACGTAAAGCTGAAAACGATAAAAAATTAGCAGAGGATAAACAATTTTCTGAGGACTTATTAAAGAACCAACAAGACAGAAGGAAGCTATTACAACAAGATAATCTAATTAGTCAAAAGCAAGTTGCTCAAGATAAAAAAGATGCAGACGAAAAAGCTAAATCAGAAAAAGAAAAAGAAGATAATGATAGAATAGCTGGGCAAATGAAGGTTATGTCTACTACGACTAACTTTGCTTTGCAAGGTATTAAAAATCAACAAGAAGCAGCAAACGCATCAGTTCAAATAGATAAACTAACTGCAGAACAAAAGATAGCTTTAGCACAACAAAGTGCAGCAGCTTTAACTGCGGTTAGCGATATATTAGGTAAAGAAACGGCTGCAGGTAAAACACTTGCAATATCGGCTGCATTAATTAATACTTACTTAGGTATTTCTGCCGGTGTAAAATTAGGTTTCCCGGCTGCTATTCCTGCCGTTGCTATTGCAGCGGCTACGGGTTTTAGTGCAGTTAAAAACATTATAGCAACAAAAGTTCCAGGTGCAGCAAGTGGTGGCAGTGGTGGTAATATGACTGCTCCAAGTGTTTCGGCAGCAGCACCAATAGCACCGCCACAACCTCAAGCAGCGACTACTAACCTAAGCAATCAGACAATTAATGCAATAGGCAATCAAGCAATTAGAAGCTACGTTGTAGAAAGCGATGTAACAAGTAACCAACAAAGGATTGCAGCTATTCAGCAAAGGGCAAGGTTCGGTTAAATGATAACAATTTAAAACACTTAATATTTAAGATTATGGACTTACCTGTTTATTTATTAGACATTAGCGAGGATATGAATGACGATGCCGAGGTAGATTACGTTGCACTCGTAGACAGACCTGCTATTCAAAAGAATTGGAATGCCTTTAAAAACCAACAACGCTTTGAAGTGGTTAGCGAAGATAAGCGCATTATCAGCGGACCAATAATGTTGTCAGATGTTCCGATATTTCGTAGTGATTCTACCTATGGAGATTATTATGTCGTTTTTACTAAGGAGACGATTTTTAAGATTGCGCAAAAGTTTTTCAAAAGAGGCTATCAGTCAAACGTAAACTTAATGCACTCCCCTGAACAACAAGTAGAAGGGGTTACTATGTTTGAAAGCTTTATTACAGATCAAAGCCGTGGTATACAACCAATGAAGGGTTTTGAAGATGCACCTGACGGCTCGTGGTTCGGTTCTTTCAAAGTAGACAATGAAGGCGTGTGGAACGATGTAAAAGAGGGTAAATTCAAAGGCTTTAGCGTTGAGGGATTGTTTACATACAAGACAAAGCCGACTAAAGAACAAGAACTTATGAATGCAATAAAGGAAATATTGCAACGGGTTAAATGATAAACAAAATCTTTTATTAATATTTAAACAAAAAGAATGATGAACGCAAAAGATGCAATTATGCAAATTAGGGCTTTGTTCGAAGATATGCCACAAGTAGCAGCTCCTGCTCCTGAGCCTGTTGTAGAAGAATTGCCTGTTACATTTGCTGAA